CAGGTGATTCATCCGCAGCGGATTCCGCTGTTCGGGTATGGACCGCTGGCACCTGCTGCTGTGCGTCGTTTGGGGCTGCGACTTGACGCCAAGGGCAAGCCCATTGCAGCCTACGTCACGAAGACGCTGCCGAATGATTCCTACGGTTACGACCTGCGAGAAAACGAGGTCAGTCTGGACGACCTCCTGCACTGCTACGAAGAGCAGACGCCGGGACAGTTGCGCGGCGTTCCGTGGCTGGCACCAGCCATGCCGAAGCTGAAGGACTTGAAGGACTTCGTTTATGCGAATCTAATCGCCGAACAGGTGGCAGCCTGCCACGGTGCATTTGTCACGGGTGTGACTGACCCGGCGACGTTGGCGGATGCTGGCCGCAGCCGGAGCAATCTGGAAGACCTGGCACCCGGCACGATTCAGTATCTGGCTGAGGGCGAGGGCATCACGTTCAGCGACCCGGCGCGACCAGGTACGACCTTGGCACCGTATGTCGAGTGGTCATTGCATGGGGTTGCGGCTGCGCTGCGGTATCCGTATGAACTGCTGGCGAAGCAGTTCACCAACAATTTCAGCGGCGGCAGACTTGCTTTGATTGATGGCCGGATCACGTTCAAGGTGTGGCAGTCCTGCCTGATTGAACAGGTGTTTCGTAAGGTGTGGGCGAGGTTCATTGACAGGGCCGTTGTGCAGGGTGTTCTGCCGGTCGATCCGGTGAAGTACGAAGAGCACCGCGAGCACTTCCTGCAGCACCAGTGGATTCCGCCGGGCTGGCCGTGGGTGGACCCTCAAAAGGAAGTGCAGGCCGATATTCTGGCGATTGAGTCAGGACTAACGACGCAGACGGAAAGCCTTGCCAGCCGTGGCCGGGACTTCGATGAGACGCTGCAACAGATTGAGCGTGAGCAGCGGGCGAAGGCCGACATGGAAGCCCGTATGATGGCCTATCGTGCGGAGCTGGAACTGGACCAGCCCGACATGCCAGACGATCCGGACGACGACGAACAGGACACCGGAGCGGATTACAGTTCTGGTGCCACGTTGGCCGTTGCGAAGAAATATTCTGGCATTGATTTCAGACCGCCGGTAGGCGTGCGAGCCGAAGCGAAACAGGGCCTCGAATGGCGACGTGAGCACAAGCGAGGTGGAACGGCTGTCGGCATTGCGAGAGCACGCGACCTGAGCAACGGCAAGGCCATGAGTCCGAGCACAATTGGCCGCATGGTCAGCTATTTTGCCCGTCACGAAGTTGACAAGCAGGGCGAGGGATTCAGCCCAGGTGAACCGGGTTATCCGTCGAATGGGCGGATTGCGTGGGCGTTGTGGGGCGGAGATGCTGGCAAGGCATGGAGCAACAAAGTCAAGCGGCAGATGGAAGCAAGGGACAAGCAATGAAGACAATTCAGACGCTGACAGATCCGGGCATGTTTCGCACCGACCGACTGCCGGCACCGCCGGTCAGAGTTGACCGGAAAGCAAACGTGATTTTTGGTGCGTCATTGATGCAGGTCGGCGATTTGAACGACAGCGAAGCCAGGCCGTGGACCGTTGACGCGAAAACACTGGATCAGGCGTTGAACCTGAGCACACGAAGTCCGAACGGACTGAAAGCCCGATTCACTCACCCGAATATGTCTGCAGATGGCATGGGCAGTTATCTGGGACGCTGGAAGAATCTGCGGATTGACGGCGACACACTGCGCGGTGACCTGCATATCGCAGATGCGGCATTCACCAGCCCGCAGGGCGACCTGGGTAACTACGTGATGGATCTGGCCGAGTCTGATCCGGAAGCCTTCGGTGTGAGTCTGGCAACGAAACTGGATCAGGCAGACTTGCAGCAGTTCGCCAGTGCAAACGACGCGAAGCCGAAAGCAGAGCGTGGCATGTGGCCGATGCGATTCGCGGCAATCAAGGCCGGTGACGTGGTTGACGATCCTGCAGCCACACGTGGCGGGATGTTTAGCCTGGACGCCGATTTGCGAGACCTTCCAGCACAGGCAACCGCCCTGCTGAGCACATATTTCGGCGATGCACAGCCCGACGTGGTCCGGGGCCGTATCGCATCATTTCTGGACCGATATTTCGCGAGCAGAGGAGAGCAGCCGATGGCTGACGAAACCGAGCCGCAGGCACCTGCAGAGACGCCTGAACAGCCCGAACAGCCAGCCGTGGAAACACAGCCGGTTGCCGATCTGTCTGCCGTCGAGGTGGTGCCTGAGATTGTAACAAGCAGCACCGCAGACCTGGCACAGGTCGAACGAGACCGCTGCAAAAAGATCCGAGCACTGTGCGACCTGGCCGGATGCGGCGACAAATTCAATACGTTTGTCGATGCTGGTTTCAGTGTCGAGGAAACACAGTCTGCCCTGAAAGAGTTGATGGGCAAGCGGGGCAGTGTGCTGGATGCAGCACCCGAACCGCCGGCAGACCCGAACGCAAAGTACCGGGCGGAGTTTGCAGCACACAAATCGCTTCTGAGCGTTTCAGAAGATCAGTACATCCGCAGCCGTCGCATTGATGACGGTCTGGAACCCCTGCAGAAGTGAGGAGAATTGACCGATGGCAGTTTCAGCGAATCAGGTTGTGTTGATGCAGGACGCTGGCAATATCGTGCAGTGCAAGGCGGCAGCAGCGAACCTGTATCAGAACACTCTGGCGTTTTGGGATGCGTCAACCGGATTCATCACCAATGATGACAACGCCGGGGCGAACGCATTCGCGGGCATCGTGTATCAGCAGTGCGACAACAGCGGCGGCAGTGCCGGCGACAAGGTCGTGGAGCTGTGGACCGAGGGCGTGTTCCGTTTGACGGGATCGAGTTTCACGCAGGCGACTGCGGGTGATTTGATCTATGCGACGGACAATTTTGTCATCACTGCAACCAGCACGAACGCATCCCGAATCGGTCGGGCTGTCAACTACGTTTCCGCAACTCAGATGGACGTCATGATTGACGTGCTCGGCTGATTTGCCGTGACCTGAAAGGGGTTCACAATGGCGATTGATATTGCATCAGCACAGGTCAAGCTGCGAGACCTGACCGCGAAGTTTGACAACCGGGTTGCCGCAGCAACTCCGTTTTATCCGTCTGTCTGCTACGACGCTTCCAGCGTGCGTTCATCCGAGAAATACGGATGGATTGGCAACATGCCGGGGATGCGTGAGTGGCTGGGGGAGCGTCAGTTTTCTGAGTTGCGATCTGCCAATTTCGTGCTCGAAAACAAGCACTGGGAAAGCAGCCTGGCGATCAAGAAGACCGACTTGGCCGACGACAACTTGAGCCAGTATGGGCCAGTCCTTGAGCAGTTGGGCATCGAAGCCGCGCATCATCCTGATGAGCTGTGGTTTTCTGTGCTCGAACAGGGCGAAAGCACCGCGTGCTTCGATGGTCAGTTCTTCTTCGACACTGATCACGTCTGGGGCAACTCGGGCAGCCAGTCGAACGACATTACCAGCACTGTTGCAGCTACTGCAACGCCGACCGTTGCGGAAATCAAAACCGCAATCCGGAAGATGGTTCGAACGATGCTGGCGTTCAAGAACGATCAGGGCAAGTTGTACAACCGCCCAACGGTTGGCCGCTTGAATGACCTGACGTTGTTGGTTCCGCTGGCGTTGCGTGACTTGGTGTACGACGCGCTGGAATCCGAACTGCTCAGCAACAGCAGCAACATTGTTGTTGATCGTCCGAATATCGTTTCCAGCCCGTACCTGACCAGTGACGTGAAGCTGTACCTGTTCAAAACCGGGGAGGCGGTGAAGCCTTTCGTGTTCCAGCGACGCGAGCCGTTGACGCGCATGATGAAGGGCATTGACGACCTCGAAACGAAGGACGTCAAGTTCATGACCGAAGCCCGCTACAACGTGGGTTACTTTGCATGGTGGACCAGCATTCTTTGCACTCTGACGACCTGATGACGGCGGTTTGATTTGAGCAACGCCGGCAGCGACGGCTGCCGGCGGCTGCCACTGCATCCGCCATGCGGTGGCAGCATCTTTTCGGCGGGAGGATTTGGACAATGCCAACATATCGAATCGGACTGGGGAAGGCGG